GAATTTCCCATCAACCTGAATCTCGTGGTACCAAACTTCTTTAAATGGTGAGGAACCATCTGGGGTTGGAAGAATTCTCAACCTTCTTTGGCCCTGTTTTTCGGTGTCCTTAAGGATTGCCGCAAAGTATTTCTTCATTCTCTCGTCTTGGGACATCTTTGAGGATGAGTTAGAACTACCTTGTTTTGATTGTTCGTACTGTGCAAGTACTGCGTCTAATGAATTTGTCGCCATAATATATAGATTTTAAATTGTTTACTAAAGTATAAGTGTCAGCCGTGTGTTTGTCAAATCTAAAAACGGTCCGAAGACCGTTTTATTTATCTAACATTAATAATTTTGTCGTCATCAGGTCTTTCGTCACCAAAATTTCTAAATGATTTTTTGATGTCCGAGTTTGAGTAGTCTTCAACTTCATTCTGAGTTAAAACATACTCATTTTTTCCTGTTTTTTCCATCTCTTCTTCTTTATCTTGGAAGAAATCTGAAAGTTTTTGGTTGTATGGTCCTGAATCTAATGTTCTTAGTTCAAGTTTTTCTTGAGGTGTCTTGGTTCTATACTTTTCAACCTTCATTTCAAGGTCGTTAAGTTTATTCATGATATTGTCCATATCACCAAGTCTAGATTCTAAATCGGTTAAGTGTTTAAATAAGTTGTCAAAATACTCTTCTTGTTTTTTCTCAACGTTCTTCTGAGACTTAACTAAATCTGTAATGTCAATCTCCTCAGTTTTGTCTTTTTCTTCACCAACCTTTTCAACATCAGGGTCATTAGCAACGTCCACAGGTTGTGGGGTGCCTGCCGCAGGTTCTGCGGGTGGTGGAGGAACAGAACCCATCGCAGGGTCTGCAGGTGGCATCGCCATTGGGTCAGGTGCCGCCATTGCAGGGTCTACAGGTGGTGCTGCCGCTGGGTCTACAGGCGGTGGAGGTAACTCCACCTCTTGTTCATTAATATATGTATTAATTTCTCTATATCTAGAGATTTCAGAAAGTATTCTGTCGTCAACTCTTCTCATTTCTTTACCCATTTAAAAGTTGTTTAACACCTTGTAGTGTTTCAACCTGAATTCTTTTATTTCTTGTCATCGTATTGTCAACACGCTCAATGAGACCATCTCTCATTCTTACTGTGTAACAATCACCTGTGTCTAAATCACAAACTTGTTTAGTACCGTCACCTAAATCTTTTTCGGTGTGTCTGGTATTTTTTCCTAAATAGTTATCTAAAATTAATTTTACGTCCATAACTTGCGTTTCTTAATAAATATCATATTATATGTAAAAAATATTACTTAGGTGTTTGGTTAAAAACATCTATAGCATCCTGAACTATTTTTTCAAGTTTTCCTTTTTCTTCACTACTCAACTTATTGTAAACCTCATCATTTCTTTGTGTTGACGCATTATTGTTTTTCACCAAAAATTTAGTAATACTTTCTTTTGTTTTAGAATACCCGTTTAATCTACCTTTCCATCTTTCACTAATAAATTTAATAGATGATTCAACACTTTCAAATATTGGGTATGCTACGTTAGTTGTTGAGCAATAATACTTTTTATCTTTGAAGTATTGATTGCTTGGTGCTCCCCACCACGATGTTTGTTGTGCTGGTGAAATAGAAACCCCAATAATGTTATTCTCAACTGCGGACAATACGTTAGTACTGTTAGGTGTTTTAGAATTCATGTAAATTGTACAGAAAATAATAGTTTGTAGTAAATCATTATCAGGTACTGTAGTTACTATTTTATTAACAATGGTTTGATAGTTATAGGTGTTAGTAGATGGACCATCTAAAACGGTGTAATCACTATACTCCTTTAACACCTCACATAAATCACTACCACCACTATTAGGATTAGTCGCATCATGACTTGTTAATTGTCCTACGACACCTGTCGCCTGTTCTGTAGCGTTAGCACTTTGATTAACAACTTTAGGTTTTTTCTGATTATTCTGAGTGTTTGAATCTAACTGATTTTTAATTGATTCTAATAAATTAGTTTTTAATGACTGTAAATCATTATCAATTTTAGGTAATGATGCTGTAGCCTGTCTAATACCCTCAAAGGTTGTTTCAAACTTACCAGGTGAGATATTATGGTTTACACTCGTAATCATATATGGACCACTAAACATCGGGACGTGTCTAAGGTTAAAATACATCGTAGGTTGTATTAACGCGTTACCCATCATACTAACCGAACAATTATAACTTCTATTTTTATATAGATTATATAATGAAGCACTTTGTGACGCTCCCGCACGATTTCGGCTTTGGTTTGCCATCTGATTTAACATCTCTAATGATTCCGCAGTTGCTTTACCAGCATCTTGACCAACACTAAACCCATGAAATATTGATTGATTTTGAGGTCCGATATCAACATTAAACCCAACAACTTTGTTTGACTGTCCCCAATCTTTCTTTTTACTTAAATCCTCAACAAGTGGATTGTTCGAACTTCTTGTTAATTCAAACGCATCATTTCTAAAACGATAATCAACATTATTTTTTAAATCTAATTGTTCACTTGGCTTACCACCATAAAAACAAACCATTTTAGCAGTTGATTGTCGATAATCAACATTCATAAAAGTACCAAATAATGTATTGGCAAAATCTAAAGTACCTTCAGTTTTTGGTATCGCATCTCTAACAACATCTTGTACATTATAGAAGTTAACATATGAGGGTAAATTCATAACCACAAAGTTGTTCTGTACTAAGATACCTTCAATAAATGTCTTAACACTCATTTTGTCGTTAGATGTTTTAGGTGTAGTCGCGGTTGTTAAACTAAATTGTAACTTATTAATATCAACAAGTATTTTATCACCAACATTCCTACTAGCCCTATCGACTAACAACACATCCTCAAATAATGTTTTGTTTTTAAAATCAGAACCTGATATCCATTTATCATTTAACGCCTTGAAAGACTCCCATAATTCAACCTTAGTTTGGGTTCCGTCAAGTTTGGATTGTATTTTGTTGTTACCTTGAATTGTAGTTGTTGGTAATTCCTTTTGTATTTTTGGCATTAAATCATTAATAACATTGGTTTTAAAATCTACCAACGAATTAAGGTAATCATCCATTAGATTGAAGAATGCGGTTTTTGTTAGTCCACTATTTTCAAGTTTTTGAGTTGCATATAATTTTATGATTGGTGCAAAATTTATTACGTTTTGTTCATTAAATGCAACATTTAAATCGATGAAGAAATCTGTAATATAAGAACCGTTATTGTCGTAAACTAATTCAGGTATTTCAGAAAACCCTACATATGTTCTTAAAGTACTCCACTCATCAGGGTATTGGGCGATAGAGTTTGCCAACGTTTGACCACCTGAACCAGGTAGTGCGTTAGGTGTATCAATACTATATTTTTCCCAAGTATAAGGGTCAACAATATCTAAATTAGAGAAACTATAAAATAACTTCTTATCAAATTGCGACGGATTACCAAATTTAACAATAACATTAATATCGTTGACGAAACGATTTAAGGTGGTTGATAATTTATCGTATTGAGCCTGTTGAGCATACAATATTCTATCATCACCAGTATCACCTGTTATCTTTGGTATCTTCATAATATCAGTCATTAATAACTGAAAATTCATCATATCTTTATATGATGCTAAATCACCTGAAACGATATTTGTGGCTTCGTAATTATATTTTGATTTTGAGAAATTTAAAAATTCGTTTTCAAATAAATCTAAAACTTCTTTTTCAAAAACTGAAAACATTTCACTTATAGGGGTATATTCTGTAGTACCACTGTTAATTGAAAAGTTTTGTTGTTGTGGTTTACCACTAAAAATAGTTTTAAGGTATTGTTCAGGGTTTGGTTTAACAACTTTACTATTATCAAAATAACCATAGTTAGGTGCCGTCCAAAAAGTTCTAACCGAACCGTCAAAAACCGCCTGATTGTTAAAAACCTCAGTTACTAGCTTTAATCCTGTTGGGCTTGTCTTGAAACATTCAAATTTACTTTGGTTCAGTCTAGAACCTTGTGATGGTAATATAAAACTTGATTCCCCATCTAAAGTATTAATGTACGTTGTCCAAGAAAATATCTTAAGGTCTCTTTCAGGGTTATTAGGGTCAAAACCATCACTTAAACTAATGGTACCACTTGGTGAATAATCCATAGTAAAACCTGAACTACTGACAGCACTCTGTATTGCGTCATTGGTGTAAGCCGAGAATATTTCATAACCTTTATAAAAAACACTAAAATCATTTATTGTTTTAGGGTAGAATCCTGTATTAATGGTTGATGATGATTCGGGACCAATTACAACATTTTTTTCTAAAGGTATTTCAACAATACCATTTGTTCCCCCAGCATTAAATGTGTAAGTTGCACCTGTAGTATTTAAATCAGGGTTAAAGTTTAATGTATAGTTGTAACCCGACCACGCAGTATCAATATAGTCAACTCCTGACTCAACAAAAGTCTTATATCGATTCCATATTGAACCATACTTTAAAATCCACGCGTATGGTAGTTTATGAACCGCACCAAATTTCTTTAAAGTTGCGAAAAGATAACCCAACTCAGCAGATTCATCTTTTATTTTATATTTTTCACGTAGTGTTGCTACAGGCAATGAATTAATAAAAAGATAAGCGGCTTCTTTGTATGGGTGTTCATCGTAGTTTCTAAAATTCTTAATACCCTGTTGGATGGCGTTAACATAGTAGGGGGTATTCAACATAGATACGGTTTGAGAGGTGTTAACCTGACCTTTATAATCTTTATATATTAAATTACCTTCAGTAAATGATTGATTTTTATAATTTAAAATACGGTTATCATAAAAAATCTTTAATTCATTAGCATCCTGAGATGAATCACCTGTAGGTCTGTTTTCAGTCGACCCTGTTAAGAAATTACTGAAAGGCTTTTTATTACTGTCAAAAGCAATAACGTTTGTTATTATTTTATTAACTGAGTTGTAATTTAAAAGACCTTTAGTATCTAACGCATTATCAGGTGTTGTATTTGCAACACCATTTGCAAGTTTGTTGTTAACCCAATCTACGTTAGTAAAAGGATATGTATCAACAAAATCATTTAAATTTGTTGTTGAGCTATTATTAATGTAATCAGAAAATTGTTCCTCAGTCGGTAATGATGTTTCAGGTTGTGATAATGAATTATTTAAAATATCCTGAGTAATGAACTGGAAACTTGAGTTATTAATTTTGTTATTAATATATCGTGTATTAAAAATACCCCTAATAAAATTTTGCCACGATTCACCCGTACCGGAATTGGATATGTGTCTTAAAAATATTTCAAAATTAGTACCATTATAATTATATTCTTTTAATTTGGCAATCAAAAATGGATTATCGTTTGATAAACTTTTTAATATATTATTTCTCTCGGCTTCCGCAACAATATTATACACTAAATCAGAGTTAGTACTTGACTCACTACCTCTATTTAATCTTGAATAATATGTTACAAATAAAGCCCTTTCATATATTTCATAGAAATATTTTATCTCCTCTTTATTAGAATAAACTTCATTACTAACAGGAAATTCAATAGCATTTAATGATACTCTTTGGGTCTCGGTAACTTCATTTTGAGATATTGGGTCAGGAGATAAAGTTTGACTTTTATCAGTAAACCCATTAATAAACTCCTCAACAAATTCAACTTCAGGCCACATGTCAGGTAAATAACCTTTAGTTTGGTCAATTATTGATTGGTCACCAGGATAAGTAATTTCAAATATTTCGTGACCATCAGTACCTGTTGTTTCTTTTAAAACCTGAGGCCAAGGATAAATTGGTTGATTACTTAAGTTACCGTCAACAGCATCTTGTGATGCACCTTGTGTCTGTGGTTTTAGTACCGCATCTCGTCTAATTTTTTCATCTCGAACATTCCAAGCCTTAGTGTGTGTATCATCCATAAGTCTTAAAAAAGCCTCCGCACTTGCGAAAATAACCGCAAGAACATTTCGAATATTAGGAACAAACCCAATACCATTACTACTACTTTGTAACAATTCACCTAAAGCTTCAGTTAAAGCAGTTTCAATTTGTTCTTTAAATGTTTTAGTCTTTTTTCTCATTTCCGATATCGCGTCGGTAAATGATTTATTACCAATTATAGGTAAGGAATTAACCACTGCCTGAACTGTAGTACTAGTCGGTGAACTAAAATAGAAATAATCCGCCTTCTCAACCTCTAAAGTTTTTGAATTTATACCTGAGCTTTTTTGAATCTCTAATTCTAACTCAGATTTATATGTCGATATTTTATCCGTAGTTAAAATTTCTTTGTTATTCTTACGTAGATTATATGTTTTTTGAATATCAACGTCCTCAATTTTAAACCCGTCAGTTAATTTAAAAGTAGACATTTTTATATTAAAAGGCACATTACATTGTACAGGCTTTTTACCATTTATCGTGTAAGAACCATTTAAACCTAATGTAACATTACTTTCTAAAATACCCTTGTATTTGTCAATTATAGACTGTAGTTTAGATTCAGCATCTTTTTTCTTTTGAGTTTCCTTATAATCAGGTTTAAAAGTATACAACGTCACACCATTATTTAAAATAATTGCAGTGCTTTCATCCATGTAAGTTTTAAACCAAGCCTTATCAGAACCACTAGCAACTGTGGTGTAAGTTAAAACTTCACCTTCTAAGTCATTAATCGAACCCTCAAATGATTTAACGTTTTGGAGTGGTTGTAAATTTTGTTTAGTGAACTTATCCAACTCATTTTTAACAAAATTATCAATCCTCTCACTCATTTGGACGATGGTTATTTCAGGGAAGTCATCAGGAATTAAACCTTTAGATTTATATTCACTGTACATTTCCTTAATCTTCATATAACCAATACTTGTACTAGCGTCAATAACTTTTTTAGTTGCCGTTTCAGGGTTTTGTACTGGTGTAATTTTAATTCTTGATTTATACA